TTTTTTGGAGTTAACAAAGTAAGAAATTTTGCAATCGTAAGAGTTCCAGAAATACATGGTCATATTCCATTGCCAGATATGACCGCTCTAGCCTCAGTGGCTGAGTCTTACGATAAAAAAGGAGCGTCTAAGTATGCTGAGATAAACGACGAGGATAAATTACTATTATCAATGCATGACCCGTACTTTTCCGCCCCAATCGATTCCGGTGACATGCCACAATTAAAGCCGGGTGATATTGTATTGTTGGATGGTGATGGAGTAATAATCCAAGTTGTTGAACCGGCAGAAGTAGGGTTCGCTCAAGCATTTTTGGGAAGCATTAGGGAAAAATTTGGTCTTGGAAAGCCTTTGGTAAGACCAGCTTTCGAAGGGTCTCCGTATGGATTGCCATCAGGCGCGGACAATGGAAAGCCTACACCGATGAATGATCCTGACACAATATGCTTTCACTGGTCTGCCACCTTCGAAACCGCCGATGACGCCATTGGAGCGCTCCGAGCGAGAACTCAAGGCGGCAAGGCCGTAAGTTATCACTATATTATAGGTAGAGATGGAACAGTTGCCGAGGTAATTAGTCCAGAATATCAATCCAATTCTTCACCTTCCAGTTACAGGCGTCGATCAATTGATATTTCTTTTGCTATGTTGGGTTTTATTGAGAAGGTTAACCGCAAGACGGGCAACGACATCAATAAAGACTCGCCAACAAAATACGCTGGGAGAGAATTGATAGCATCAGAGTTTGTAGATGGTGCTGAGTTGGGTACTCCATCTAAATGGTTTCATAAATATAGTGCCGAACACATCAACGCGGCAAAAGGACTTGTGGCTGAACTCGTGGGTAAATACCCCACTCTTAACTACGCCATTGGCCACGAGGATATTCAGGACGACAAGCAAGATCCCGGCCCGTTGTTTGATAAGGCATTCGACGAAATTTGCGCCGCAAATGGACTAACCCGCCCAAGTAGTGCGTCCGAGTATGATTTTAGCTACAAAACCAAGGAAGGTAAAGTGGTCAAATACGTTAGGTCTACTAAAAATAGACCTGCATCTGGCGGTGGGCCTTCCGCTGGCACACCAACACCGTCTGGCGGTACCCCTCCTGCACCTGTGGAGCCATAATCATGAGTATCCTAGAAAACATATTAGGTAAAGTAAAAGCTCCTCTTAGGGATTTCTCTGGAGGCAGTTCGCCCGTTGTGGAAGACTTCAACAACAGCGTGCCTGATGTCGCCTCAGGGCACACAGCTCAAGGTCTCAATGGTCAAAGTTTAGCAGAGCCAATTCCAAATTATATTCCTGCTGAGGGTGAAAGAGTTTTTGATGCAGGGACAAACGCTCAAATTGTTCTAGGACGAGATCGACCATCTAATTTAGCTAGTGGTTATGGAGGCCAAGGGGCCACTGGAGCAGGATCGATTGATTTGGTCGTTGGACGCCGCCCTCTAAATGGTGAGACTAACGTAGACCCTAACTTTATTACTGATGCAGCTAGAATCCATATTAGTCAAACTACAGATATGGATAAGAATTTTAATTTGCCTGCGGGCTCGTCTGGACGAATTGATGCCCGAAGTGGCGTAGGGATTAAAGCTGATGATGTTCGCATTATTGGTCGTAGATCAGTTAAAATTATCACAGAGGGCAGAGGAACTAATAATTCAAAAGATGGCAGACTTAGAACAACGGTAGGTATTGATCTGATTGCTGGACCCGGAACATCTGACATGGGTATTCAAGGGCCGGAATTGTCAGGCGATGGTATAGCTAACCCAAGTTTGCAGCCAATTCCAAAAGGTCTACAATTAGTTGACGCCCTGTTTGACGCTATGGACTTAATGGATGATCTTGCAGCTATAGTCGCTACAAACACAAACGCAATCCATCAGAATGCTACTAACATTGCAAGTCACGCACACCCTGTTTTTGTCGGACCAATCCCCGGAATTGCTACACCAAGTCCAACCGCAGCAGCAATGGGCTTGGCAACAAAAACTAATCTATACGTTCGAGCATCCGCTCCAATGTACGCCCACCGCGTAAATACACAAACCTATCGCGCAAACTATCTCAGACCTGTGGGCGATGGTTGGATTTGTAGTAGATATAATAATACAAACTAATTAAAGGACGAGAGTAATTTAAATGGCTACAGCACCTACAGGTGGACCCGTCGGGCCACCAACATCACCGTCTACAACTACATCCCCTCCTCCAACCATTGGAGAACTCCGTCGGCAAGAAATCTTTGATGAGATTTACGAAAAGACTCTCGCTATTGTCCAAGCCATTGCAGAGGTATCTTTTGGTGGTCCAGCAGGTTACTTAGGGGCATACAGTCCATTTTACAAATTTCAGGACGTTATTCCTCCTTACTTTGAAACAACATCGCCTTTTAGTCCAGCTTACACTGCTACACCTTCTGGAATTCCTGATACTGAGTTCGCTGTTTTTTATGATGATGGAACATATTTTGGATCTTTACCGGGCGGTGCAGATTTGTTAGATTATGGTGAACGCTCAAGGTCGCTAGGCTGGAGCAGACCAGCACCGGACGTTTTCCAGATGGACGAGACAACAAATGCAATCTTCCTTAGGGATGCTGTTCAGTGGCTCGATCATAATAGAATGCCTGATGGCTTCACCATGTCAACTGGTGATGATGCAAAGGGTGTTGTGTGGTTAACTCGTGCGCTTATTCTTGAATTATTTGCTGAGTTAGAAGATCTAGGCGGGCTGTCTAGTGCGTCCGGTCCACCTAGTGAAGACGAAGGTCCAGATTCAGGCGACCCACCCGAGGCATCTTATGGCATACCCGAAGATGAATTCGATGCCTTAGTGGAAGGAGGGCAAGCCCTCGGTCCATGTGAACCACAACCAGCACCACCCCCTGCAATTCCAGAGTGTCCACCGTGTATCGAAGATCCAGATGCTTATGTTCCTGATTGGAGGAACAATAATGATGGGGATGTGTTTTTAAATCAGAGAACTTGCGAATACTGTGTCACGATTTTTACAGACGAAACAGATATTACGGTCCTAAATGATACGGCAACTAGAGAGGCGTTTTTAGAGGAACAGAAAGAGGTCGGCGTTCAAAGAATTCTAGAATACTTTGGTAAAACACCGCTCGATGAAGCTTCTACGGCTATTGTATTGGGCGCAGCTATCACAAAGCAGTACGATGTACCCATTCGGCCACTGCTCGCTTTAAAGGCGCTTGTATGCGTTCCTGTTGATGTAATTGAAGCTATCACCATAATCGATACTGATGCAGACCCAGAGGAGCCTCCTATTGGGCCTACTGGATGTGTCCTAAAAGCGGAAGAAATTAGAAGCATGATTAGGCGTGTTCGTGAGGCATTTAGATTTTATGGACACAAATACGCTCTTTGGTCTTACACTACCGGCCAAGTAATCCCCGGCTTTAGTCCAACTGCTGAAAATCAAAAACTACAAAAGTTTGTTCCTGCATTAGTGCAACTAATGAACCGTAATGGATTTAAATTAAACGGTAAGAATGCAGCAGAGAAAGTAGAATTTAGATTTAATGAAAACTATGAGCTTATCTTCGCTCAGGCCAAAGAACGAGGGTGTGAGCCAGTTGAATTAATCTGGAAAAAGGATGGTGATAATTTAGGCGGCTTCAAACAACTAGAACCAATTAACGATCCTAGAACAATGGCTTATATCGCATCTCTGAAGGATATGCACGATGACGCTGCCGCCCGCGATCCAAAAGCATGGGATGAATTTTTTACCGAATATACTTATCCACCAATTAGCACAGACGACGTGGAAGACCCTCTGGGCGACCCGGCATTAGCCGACGGTCCACTTCAACAGGCTGCTCAGTCAATCGTGGACGAGATAGTTAGCCTGCCAGATGCCATTGTATCTAAATTTTCGGAACAAGTGTGTCGAGATCGTAACGGGCAAGCAATACATGATGCGGATATTAGAGAGTTTGATGATATGCTCAAGCGAGCAATCTACTCAAGAGGTAAAATTATAACCATTGGTGATGATACCTTCTTAAAGCTGCCTGAACTTTTACAAGCCGTAGCAAATATAGACGAACTTTATAGCGAAATTTTAAACAAGCTAGGAGTTTGTGGACTTCTAGATTTATTGAGCGTAGCAATTGAATGTTTGACTAACGGTATTGATCTAGAAGAGGCCTTGTCGATTATTGTTAGAGCCGCGTTAAAAGCAATGGATCCGGGTAATTTAGAAAAACTTTTTATTGGACTACCACCTGACAAGCAACTTGAGGTTAAGGAAAAAGTATTTGAGGCCTTAGGATCAATCGAGGCACCATGGGACCAAGGATATCAGCCGGGTAGCTACAACTATGAAGTAAACGTAAACCCAGACGGAACACCAACAGGTAAAGATTTTTATGCCCCAAACCCAGACTTTGATAATGAAAAGCCTGTAGGGGATGGCAATAAGAGATTTGTTTTAATCACAGCAGAGGAAGACAATCGTTCAATAGCCGAGCGAACCACTCAATACAGAATGGAGTCACAGCCGCAGACTCGTTTTGGCGGCGGTGCAGGCTCAATTGGCACTGCTGTTGATACTTCTTTGGACGCGATATTTGATGCCTACATTGAGGCGATTTTAGATTCTGTTGATGCAGAGTTTTTGCTTGAGCAGATAAACAAATTTCCCGGTGCAGAGTTGATCACTAGGGTTTTAATCAACCCTGACTGCCCTCCAGCTCCACTATTCAATCCACCGCTTAACGAGTTTATGAAGACTCTAGAGTTGGATTTCTGTAGAGGCCAATATGCAATTACTTTACCAAAACTTCAAAAGATTAACGTGCCTGATTTCTATAGGATGTTCATGGAGGCACTTTTAGAAGTATTAATGCAATTGGCGATTAAGATTATTATTACAATATTGAATCTTGTTTTGAAAATTGTACTAAATGGGCTTTGTAATTTGCTTGGCGTGCTAGGTGACTTGGCCTCTGAATTGTTCGCGAGCCAACCATCAAATAACTTTGCTGAGTCGATTAAACAGAGCCTTAGTTCAACTGGTCTAAATAATCTTGGTATTCCAATTCCTATTGCTGACGATGATACGCTAAACAATGCAGCAGCAAATTTATTTTCCACATTCAGCAGATCATGCACCGATGCATCAGAGCTGCCAAACGCTGAACAGGTGTCTGACTTTTTAAATGAGGTAGGCCTTATTTTGACACAGGGTGAGTTTGTTGATTTGGTGACAGGTGTCGCAGCCGAAGAGGTGCATAAAGCAATTTATCAATTGACTGTTTTGAGGCACCCAGCGTTCCTTTGCGTATTCCCTAATGTTGGCTCCATACCAGAGTTCTTTAGATATTTAGGCAACATGATTGACCCAAGCTTTGCGACCCTTGGTTTGGGTGAAGAACGAGGCGTCCCAGTGTTTCCCGGTGTATGCCAAGACGCCACCTCCGCTGCGAAAGCGGATAATCTAAGAGGACAATTATTTGCCAATCGGGGCTTGAATCCAGATTTAATTGACGAACAACTAGAATTTTTAAAGTGTCAGGCACTAGCAGATTTAGAAGAGCTGGTCAATATTTCTCAAAATGGCCTGTTCGCAGACCTGCCCCCAATACTAGATACGCCAGATTGTAATATTCCCGGCCTCGTACCAAGAGACCCGTCACCTGATGATTTGCCTCAAGGCCCTGTTGGATTACTAGTTGGCCCATTCGGACTATTTGAAGGCACATTTGACATCTATGATAAGATGTACTATAAAGATCTTATGGGTCGTGGTGGCTTTTTGAACATGGTTCTTTCAGATCGTGATGGTCGTGGGCGAAGAGAGCACAATAGTTATGTTGCATCAAAGGCAATATTTGGTATTTCTAGCACCAGACCAAATAGTCGCGAGGAGCTTCTACCAGTTTCAGTTGCCAAATACTTAGAATATATTCTAAAGAACCCGAATACAGCACACAATAATTCAACGAAGTTCCACAAACGGCCATTTAGCTTTGCTTTACAGCCAAACGTTATTTTAGGTTACAGTAATTATTTTCCAGATAACGAAGATGATTGGTATGCGTTCGACATAAATCTGACCGCCGTGGACAATACAGCAACTGTTTTGAACAACCGATATGAACTTGAGGTTGTAGAGCGATTCAATTATACAAAAGAGCCTGCTATTCGTGATGATGGAACAATTGAAGATCCAAAAACAGGCGACACTTTTGTTGAAACACTATCAATCAGTGCGGACCCCGGATTACCGTCTGGCGTAGAAGAATTTATTACAACAGAGTTAGGCTTGGATATTGAAACAGTCCTTGCGTCTGGAACCGCATCGACACCCGCCTCTAATATCTCAGCACAGTCGGCTGTATTTGGAAAGTATATAGAAAAGATACTTCGTGATGCTTTACCAGAAGAAGCACTTGGTACTGCAACTGCTGAGGACTCTCTATCATTCATTGCGGATGCATGTATGACAGATATGTACGATTATATTAACTCTGGATTTTTTAGTTACATAGCAGGTAGTATCGCATTTAATAATGAAGCTTTCAAGTATGGCGAAGGTGGAGATGACTTTGTTGGTAATACACCCAAAACATATCCTGAAACAAAAATATTCCTTGACGAAACTCACGTTTATCCACCTGAGCACCCGCAAGCAGGCACTCCGCTACCACTGGACCCGTTAGCTTGGGGTGGCAACAACAATCTCCCAGCATTTTACAATCGACCACCACAAAATCGACCCGGCTGGGTTGGCATTGCCGATAAAATGATCCCAGAGGCAGACGCATGCGATCCAAAGCGTGAGAATGTAATTGGATTTAAAGAAATTAGCGATTACGCGACAGAGTTTTACCAGAAGATAAATGATGATCCGCGCCTAGACTCGCCATCTGCTTGCCCGATTGAGGAGCCATGCAATAAGATTCTTAGTCGAGCCGCTGCTTCCATGATAGAGGGCAACATCAAGGCCACAATTAGAATTTATGCTGCGGAAGCTTTCTTAAAAGGCATGCCTGCGTTTGTTAAATTTAAGGCAGATTTGAATGAATTGTACGAAGATTCGCTTTCTGCGTATATTACTGAAACACTAAAGAGGGGCTTTTTCCAATATTCTAAGAAAGGATTTGGTAGAAGAAAAACTGATGAATATTATTTCCAATTCCTAGAGCAATGTGTACAAAACTTTGGTAGAAAAATTGATGCTGGACTGATTGAGCCCACAACAGAAGAGCAGCAAGCCATTGATGTTATCAATGCGCTACAACAAATTTGGAAAAAAGATACTAATCCACCAAGTGGTAAACCATATGCTGGAACGGGCGAGAGATTGAAAAGAGTTCTATCTCCCGGCTTCTTTGGCGCTCAACTAAAGAATATTTTCAATAAGAATTACAATGTGCCATTAAATTCTGAAGATGGCGCACTAAGCAAGAGAGCCGCTAAGAAACTCAAAGAAGAATCTTATGATTACTTCATGAGAGAGATCGAAGATCAGGCAGAGGTAATTCTTAAGAGATACATCGCTGAGGAGCTAAAATATATCTCCGATGAATTTGCCGAAAGAATACCACCAGAACATCGAACACTATACGAGGTATTTTTGGGTGGTGCCTTTGGTACATATGGCTCTATTGCGTTCAATAACGGGGTTATTGGCGAAGTGACTCCGCTAGATGATGCAACGTTTATTAGTACAACGACACCAAGCCCAACGGGAGACGGTGACATTACGGTTAGTCGCCCCGGCGTGTTTTCTGTTGTACACAGTGCAGCGATGGTGTTATCTACCCCAATCGGCACTGATGAAAATGAGTTCCTAAAGTTGTACACAGACCCTTCAAACTCAATACTTCAAGGCCCACAGCCCCAAAGTGTGAAAGCGTATGATGTTTCCAACGACGTTTATTCTGTGTCTAGCGGGATCGTGTCAAAGAGTGATAGATATTGGCCCTTTGTGTTGGAACAATACATACAAATCGAGGACTATACAAGGGATTATTGGCTTCAGTTAGTGGCCGACGGGGTTGATCTTACAAGATTCGGCGCGTTGGACGTTGAAGGAGTTCCTGAGGTGTGGAACACTACACAAAGTAGGCCTGATAATTTATATGGTGTTGTGAAGGCAGATGAGTGGCAAGCCTACCTAGACTCGGAAGCTGCCTCTTATGCAGGGTTTACAAGATCAGATTTGTGGAGAGGTTGGTCCTATGGACTAAGAATTGTGTTTATTCCTCCAAATCGTAGTGGCCCCTCTTTCACTAATTCATTTGGTATTGGAACCACAACATTTGACGCTACAAATCCCGGCACTGATATTAGGTTGCCAAAATCTGTGCAAATTAAAGATAAAATTGATGTTATACAGACCGTAACTACAAGTGCGCGCCCATTTAACACCGAGACGAGCGAAAGAAACAAGGCTTTCTATTTTACAGACAGTGGCGCAACTCCTACTCCTGAAGAAGCTGTAGACAACCCCATGAGTATCCCGGTGGCTCGTGGAGTCTTGCAGATGCCAATGGGCGTTGATACGTTGAGCACCGATTGGACAGAATCCTTTGATTCAGTAGGAGGGTTTGGTAGACTCGTGCAGGAGCTAGTATGCAGTAATGAATACAAGATGCTGTTTAGATACTGCTTTAACATGCCAAGAATTACATCAACAATTGCAATTTACATTATTCAAGGGTTCTTGCCATCGATAGGAAAGGCAGGCGAAAGTGATCCCCCTGACACTTCCGCCATCGACGAAGAGGATTTTGACCCAGCTTTCGAAGGTATCATGCTTGGTTCTTTGGCCCGAGCTTTCGATAACGGAGAGAATGATGACGGTTGGTATGAGCCAAAGGGATTGGCTGCACTATTCAGTGGCGAATATTACGGTGGTGGCTTAAACAGTGGCTTGTCTGGCCTCGGTCCTTTTAGTTTCTTTGCTGATATATTTACCACAAATTTCAAAGAATGGCAGTGGTTTAAAGCATTCCACAGAACAAAGAAGCTCGCAGCACAATCATTTATGGACCTTTATAATTCGGAAGATCCTAGTTATACAAGTGATGCCTTCTCTGATCCAACAATTCAAGAAGATGCTAAGAATCAATTGAAAGTTTCTTGGCCTAAATTTAGCCTTAGACTCTGGTCTAAGAGAGTTGACAGGCCTTATGACAAGAACGGAGACTTGTGTTTCAACCCAGATGATGATTACCAAGACTAAGGAGAGATAATATGCCCGGATTAGCAGCCAGATTGCCACTAATAATTTCTGATAGTGATGGACCTTATGATTTGTTAAATACAGTTAAAGAGGTCGCAGCGCAGAATTTAAAAATGGTTGTGTTCACAAATCCGGGTGAGCGTATTATGGATACCAGCTTTGGTGTCGGTATCAGAAGGTTCTTGTTCAGGCAAAACGTTCGCGAGAGTCACGATGAATTAAGAACCAGAATCAGGCAACAAGTTACAACATACCTGCCCTATATTAAAATCACACAGATTGCAATTGACAGCCCACTAACGAATAGTGATATACCAGATAATTTTATGGTGGTTCGCTTGTTGTACAGAATTGACCCATACAATGAAGTAGAAGTTTTAGAATTACCTATTTCTATCTAGAAAACTACTTAATGTAAGAGGAACCGCATATGTCCAGAGTAAAGCCCGCGATTAAATATACTAGTAGAGATTTTGATTCAATTAAACAGGATCTAGTGCAGTATGCTAGAAGGTACTATCCTGAGGTATACAGAGACTTTAACGAGGCATCTTTTGGTTCGTTAATGCTAGACACCGTGTCTTATGTGGGCGATGTTTTATCCTTCTATATTGACTATCAGGTTAATGAAAGTTTCTTAGACACAGCCGCTGAATTCTCTAATATTGTTCGCTTATCAAAGCAATTGGGATATAAATATCGTGGAGTTCCATCATCCACAGGCGTTTCAGCATTCTATGTGGTAGTGCCAGCTAGTGATGTCGGCCTTGGGCCAGAGAGCAGCTACATACCAATTCTAAAGAAAGGCTCAACCATGACAGCGGATGATGGAACTGGCTTTATTCTTGAAGAGGATGTATTCTTTAATGATCCAAACGCACTAGTCGTTGTTGCGGCTGTTAACGATGCAACGGGACTTCCAGAGTCCTATGCAATAAAGTCACACGGACGAATTATCTCAGGCGAATTGGTAAGAGAGAGAATCACTGTTGGCGACTTTGTTAAATTTAGAAAAGTCCCACTAGGTTCAAGAAATATTACAGACATTATATCCGTCGTTGATGAAGAGGGGCACGAGTATCACGAAGTTGATTACTTATCCCAGAATGTAATTTACCGGGCCGTCACAAATCGTGGAACAGATAATCAGACAGTTTCGGCAATTATGAAACCTCATGTGGTTCCTAGAAGATTTACTGTTGAAAGAATTGACGGCAGATATTTCCTTCAGTTTGGATACGGTTCAGACTCCGAGCTAAAAACAAATTCAGTGGCTGAGCCATCTTCAATCACGCTAAAAATGCATGCTAGAGATTTTATTGATGATACAAGCTTTGACCCCGCAAAGCTTCTTGACACCGATAAGTTTGGTGTAGCCCCATCAAATACTGTGTTGACAATTACTTATCGAAAAAATACACAAAGAAACTCAAATGCTAAAATTGGCGGTATAACGAAGATGAGCAATACAATTATTAGTTTTGATGACCCGTCGGCTGTCCCTGCTAATATCGCCAGCGACATTCGAAGGTCTATGGAGGCGTATAACGAAGAAAAGATTGTTGGTAGCCGAGCACGACCCACCAACGATGAGCTTAAGCGCCGAGCTTTCGATAACTTCGCAACACAAAATCGTGCGGTCACAGTTCAAGACTTTGAGGCTGTGGCCTATGGCATGCCTCCAAAGTTTGGCTCAATCAAGAGAGTGAGTGTGGTTCAAGATCCTGATTCTTTTAAGAGAAACTTAAATTTGTATGTGCTAGCAGAAGATTCAAATGGCTACCTAACAGAGGCAAATAACACGCTCAAAGAAAATTTAAAAATGTGGCTAAATAGCTACAAGATGATTCACGATACAGTTGATATTCTAGACGGGAAGATTGTAAATTACGGTATAGAATTTCATGCAATTGCAAATCCCGAATATAACAAGTACGATGTTTTAGCAGAGTGTCAAAATATTATTGCTAATAATTTTAGACAACCGCTATTCATGGGCGAACCGCTTTATATTACGGATGTCTACACCTTGCTAAACAAGAACGTAAAAGGACTTATTGATGTTAAGTCAGTCAAGATAGTGCCAAAATTTGCGGGACCATATTCTAGAACAACATATGATTTTAACGATCAAACTTCTGCGGATGGAAGGGTGCTAAGGGTGCCAGATAATGTTTGCTTGGAGCTAAAGTTCCCAGCGTCTGATATTAAGGGGACAATTGAGTAATGGCTATTAAAAGATATTACGCTAGTGCCGACAACACTATCACAAATGCGTTTCAGTCTGATTTGCGGACCCGTGGCACAGGTGCAAACATGGGCCTGTCCGACATTCTTGAAGTCTTTTCAATCTACGGACAAGCATCCTCTGGGTCTCAAGAATTATCACGAGCCTTAATTAAATTTGATCTTAGCGGTTCAGCGAATACAGTTCGCAGTGACTCCGATGCAGGCAAACTAACTCTATCAAATAGGGCAACAGCCGTGTTAACTGCGCTCAGTAAAACTTCTGGCGAAGCGAACACGAGAACCTTAGTAGTTACTGATGTAGAAGGGAACGCCGTTACCTTTTCAATAGATAATAGTCTTACAACTTCTACAGCAACAAAAATAGCTTTTGGCAACGCAAACAGCAATGCGAACCAGTTCGCTACTAATATTGCTGCTGCTATCAACGCCGCTAATAGTGCAGGAACCCTAAAGATAAAAGCAACATCAACTGTTACAAGTGCAGGAGATGAGATAGTTATCTTAACTATGGTCAAGCGTGGCTCAAGTGGAAACTCTGTGACAGACATTTCCGGCACTTCGATCACGGATTCAGTGATTACAATTAACAATCAATTTCAAAATGGCGCTGATGAAGCAAGCTTCTATCTACGTTTATTTAATGCACCCCATGGGCAAACACTTCCGAAGGATGCCATTCTGGTAGTCGAGGCACTACAAAAAGATTGGGATGAGGGTCGCGGCCTAGATATGGAAGAATACACTGACTTGACTAACGGTGATGGCGGATGCAATTGGGAGTTTGCTCAAGATGGTCCGGGTGCCACAAGAGTGGCTTGGGATCGGAATGGAGGAAACTTTCATCAATCTCCAACATTTACAGCGTCTTTTGCTGCTGGAGGCAGTGGTATTACTGGTAGTGGGCCAACAGCGGATCTAGAGCTTAATGTAACTGATTTAGTTTATGATTGGTATGATTATGACGGCACGAATGGTAAAAAGAACTATGGATTTATAATAAGACTTACTGGATCGCAAGAGGCAAAATTTGTTGGCAACCCTGCTGGTGCAGATCATGATGGAAGTCTAAATAACCTTACAGGCTCTACTACTTCATTTTACACTAAAAAGTTTTTTGCACGAGGCACTGAATTCTTCTTTAAGAGACCAGTGTTAGAGGCCCGCTGGAATGATTCCATTAAAGACAATACAGGAAATGTATACTTTAGTAGCTCGCTTGCACCGCAGGCAGAAAACTTAAACACAATCTACATGTACAACTATGTGCGCGGACAGCTTAGAAATATTCCCGACATTGGCACCGGACCAATTTATGTCCAGCTATATTCTGGTTCTATTGGCAATACAGTGCCATCCACTTCATCAATCTTACTTCCGCAAGGCGGTGGTGTCGTTGCGGCAGGGGGCTCTGGCGACCAGCCGGTAGGCACGGTCATCACTGGAGGCTATGTCGCTACAGGCATATATTCGGCGTCTTTTGCAATTACTTCCTCTACTGACGACTATAATCCGCCCAATCGATTGTTCTCATCAGACTTAACAAAAGTATTTGCGGTCTGGGCTAATACTGGAAAACATGACCAAACAGGAAGAATAGAGTTTTTAACATCTTCATTCTTCCCTAAGAAGTTTGATACACCATCACAAAACCCAAACACAACATATGCTTCTAATATAACAAACCTCAAGTCAATTTACTCAACTAATGAACAAGCGCGCTTTAGAGTTTATGTCAGACAAAAAGATTGGAATCCAACTATTTACACTAGAGCCACTTCAGAAGCACAAACGCTAACAATTGATAGTGGGTCGTATAGATTCTATAGGGTTATTGATGAGCTTGATGTTATTCCATACGGTACAGGGAGCCTTTTGCACACTCAGATGTCATATGATGTCTCCGGTAATTACTTTGATGTCGATATGGGACTTTTTGAGCCCGGATATGCATACGCGATCAAGCTCGCCTATTACAACGGATCTGTTGGTTCCTATATTGAGCAATCAGAAACGTTTAAATTTAGAGTGGAATAGGCTGTCTCATGAGTATTAAAAAGCTTTTCGACAAGGGAAAAACAAGTCAAGTCGTAACATCCACTGATTTGCAGTCGCTATCAGAGGATGCCGAGTCTGCTGAGAATATTAAGCAGAGATTTGAAGATGTAAATCGATTCGTACCAACTGTAGACTTCTCAAATCCTGAGAATTTTGCTAGGTTCGGTTCGGCTGAAAAGTATTATACCGACGCGATGGATAGAATTGTTCGGTATTATCCTTATGATGGTTCAGAAGCAGAGTTAAATGAGTACCAAAACGAGTCTAGCTACATAGACCGTTACGTTTTTGATAATCTGTATCCAAGAACTACAGGTTATGCTAATTTTTCTCCACATGATAGCACTAATGATAACGGTGGCTGGGGTGCAAACGACACAAACCCTCTTGCCGCAAACCAGTATTATGGCGAGCCAACAACCAAAGAGTACATCGAAGTTCGCGGAGGACCGCACACTGGCTCTAACGGCATGCTCTCTGGTGCCCTTGGTATTTCTTTTACAGGCTCGAACTACTACAGCACAGACATTTACAATCAGTCTGGCCACTCACCAGTTGGGCGAGATGGAACAAGAGAATCTAATTTACGAATGAACTTGGATGACGGTATTACTGTCGAGTTCTGGCTAAAGAAAGAATCATTCGTGGCTGCAAAAACACAAAAAGAAGTAATTTTTGACCTGTGGAACCAGACAACAGGCTCAAATGCTAGCCACGGACGCTTTAGGGTTGAACTAACTGCCTCTGGTTTTGCAGAGGACGGCGCTAATCCGTTTAGGCTCACACTCGTATCTGGCGCAGTTGCAAATGGATTAGTTGCAGGGGATGGATTTCAAAACATGCCACTCGGTGGCACAACCATCACCACTGCGTCAATTGCAGATAATAAATGGCACCATTATGCTTTCTCGGTGGTCAATGGCGTAGACGAGAATGTCGTGCGATTTTATCGTGACGGACACTTAGTAGACACGGTTAGAACAGGCTCGGCGACAACAGGCGAGATCACTGGCTCCTTAATTGGCTACATTGGTGCTCTACAAACACATCCTAACTTACCAGTTGGCTCTTCTATTCCAGCCGATGGCATGGTTGGTTGGGGTAAGTTGTCTGGGTCTATCGATGAATTTAGATACTGGAAAGCGCGCCGAACGAGTGAACAAATCAAAGAAAATTACTTTACTCAAGTTAGGGGCGGCACAAACACGGATGTTGCAAACGCTGAACTTGGCGTGTACTTTAAGTTTAACGAGGGTATCACCGGAGACGCCACTCTGGATTCGACAGTGTTGGACTACTCAGGTCGTATATCTAATGGTATTTGGACAGGTTATGCAGCAGACGCTAGAAGCACAGGCTCTGCAATCTTAGAGTACAGCGGATCGACAAAGACAGAATATAAAGATCCAATTATTTACCCAACTCACCCAGACGTTCAGTACCTACGCACTAATTTAATCGCATCCTCCAGCTTTCACGATGTTAGAAACAATTCTTCCATCTTCCAGTCATTACCGTCTTGGATGATTGAAGAGGATGATGAGACAGGTGGCCAACTCAAAAACTTAACTCAAATTGTGGGCAACTACTTTGACACATTGTTCTTGCAGATTGAGGCGATGAAAGATTTGCATGTGCCAACCTACCAGACTTCTAGTGGTAAGGCACTGCCATTTGCTAACAGACTGTTAGAATCTAAGGGATTCATAAACTCAGAGATTTTTGCAAATGCTGAAGTGTTAGAGGCGGTTATGAACCGTGACACTGAGCGTGAGTACAGCGACGATCTGCATAATGTTAAAAACTTAATTTATCAAAACATCTATAATAATTTAGTTCACATCTTTAAGACTAAGGGCACCGAGAAATCATTCCAGAACTTGATTCGATCATTCGGTGTTGATGAAGAACTAATCAGAATTAATCTGTACGCAGACAACACCACTCAGTTACTTAGAGATAACTTTAGGCCAAAAGCAGCAAAGAAAAACTTTGTTGATTTCTATCAGACTGACAATCAGGACGCTGTGGTGACACATGACGTGCTACCTAGCACAACATCAACTATTAAAAATCCCGATGCTGTTGGGGTAACATATATCTCAGCTTCACACAAAGACTTCTCTACAACCGCTGAATCTGAAGTAATCTTTCCAAGACTAAAAGATCCGGGCGACCCCGGATTTATTGAACTGTCATTTACAGACTCATCAATCTTTGGATGGGACCAAGCCGACGCCGACCCCGACGATTTTATTAAGCCATCGGGCGGATCAGGGTATCAAGTTTTGGCTATCCGCCCAGATTTAGAGTCTAAAGATGCATTCTTTAAACTCGTAGACAGAAGTAATAATTTAACAATTGCAACTTCTAGTCTTTTCAAGGATGTCTACGAAGATAATCGTTGGGTTTTTGCGCTTAGAACCAGAAATGCTTTAACTTCCTCTATTACACCAACAAGCCCCGCAGTGTCGCATGGCATGGGAACATTTTTAACCGGCGCCATCGGTGTGAGAGCTAAGGCAACAATTACTGTTATTGATTCTAGCTCTCCTCCGGGCGTACCTTTCATTGGAGAAGGTGATACTATCGAGTTAATCTCGACTGATGGGACAACAGTGACTCTCACCATGCAAGGCACGGGTGGCTCTACCACGTCCTCTGAGACCAGCGGCACAACGTTAACTGCTAAAACCTTGTCGGCCGGAAGCTATGCTAGTTCTACTCTTCATGCTACAGCGCAAGCGGTTGAAATTCGGACAGCGATTAATCATCACACCAAATTTAGTGCGACCAACACTGCTAACGTAATAAGTATAGTACAAGCAGAGGCCGGCGCATCTGGGAACACCACGCTCACAATAACAGAACTTGGCGCAACCGGAATGTCAAATACTAACTTCGTCGGCGGAGCCAACGCCAACCGTGTCGAGGTCAGTCTCTATGGTGTTCACACAGCCTATGACAGGATTCAAGAAGAATTTGCTCTAAGTGGTACTGCGATTCATTCCGATATCACAGTCCCGAGAAGATATTACGTTGGTGCTAGAAGAACTAACGTTACAGGCGGCACTGTCAACGAAAAATCAAGCGTTAAGGTTGGTTACCTAAGGCATTGGCAAATGTACTTAGACAATCATGTTATCCAAGCTCACGCACGAGATACAGAGAACTATGGTACATTTAATCCGTTGCGTAGCACTTACCTGCTAGAAAATCCTCTAACCGGAACATACCTACCCGAGATTCAAACGCTTGCATTTAACTGGGACTTTTCAAACGTAACAGCCTCCGACGCATCCGGCGAATTCACACTTCAGGACTTTTCTTCAGGCTCATTGTTGAAGCGCAGATTCCGCGATCCTGATATTGATCCAATTGTTAACAATCAATATAACGCACGCGGTTACTTCTTCAAGACAAACACGACAGCAGCCGTGGATACAAATTATATTAGCTCTGCTCGCTACAGGCTACCAGAAGTCATGAATAGTCATGACATGATTGATATTAGAACACAAGATGACCTAACATTTACAAAAGAATCAAGACCAATTAGTCATTTCTTCGCGTTTGAAAAGAGCATGTATCAGGCCATTTCAGAAGAAATGATCAACATGTTTGCTGGCATTAATGAGTTCAACAATCTAATTGGTGAACCCGTTAACCGATATCGTCATGAATACAAGGATATGTCTAAATTAAGGCAGATTTTCTATGAGAATGTAGAGAACACGCCCGATCTAGACAAATATCTATCTTATTACAAGTGGCTAGACACTGCTTTGGGCGAGATGCTACAACAATTAGTACCAGCGTCATCAAGATTCTCTGACGATGTTCGTAACATGGTCGAGGATACAGCCCTTACAAGAAATAAGTATCGTCATATTCTTCCAACACTTAGAACGCCAAATACTGTCATTGAGGGACAGATTAAGGGCATTGAGGAGCACCTCTACAATTGGAAGATTGGCCA